TCGAACAGGCTGAAGGGACGCTGCTGTTGTCGATTATCGCCACTGAGGCACTGCACGGTCAGGCGGCGGTTCGATTGGAAGCCCGTTACCTGTTCTCGAACGAGAAACGAGCCTGCGTAATCGAATGTCGCGGCAAGGTCAGCGATGACGTTATCAAGATTTTCACCGGCTTTCTGATCCACGAGTTCGGCGAGGATGCCTTCAAGGTCGTCCGCGAGACGCATATCGAACAGAGAAGAATCGTCTTCGAAAACCCAGCCAGTGATTCGTGTTCATGCGATGGAGTTTCATGACGCCGCAAACATCTTTCCGCTGGACGAAGAAAACCTTCAGACACTGGCCGAGTGGCGGTGTTAGTGTGAATGAAAGGATGATTAGACATGATTGAATTGACCGAGGATTACGACCTGAACATGGAGATACTTTGCACCATCCCCAGGCACCCCCTTATGGCCGCCGTGCGGGACTTAACCGAAGATTTTGGCATTGACTTTAAGACATGCCGCTCAATCTTAAAGAAGTTGACACTGTACGGAGTAGGTACTTGCATCCCTCAGAAAGGCGCGGGGCTACATACCTTTATCAGTAAAAGCAGATGGACCCGCACGAAGGAGGCTTGCAATTTGTATTGGGACAAGGTTCATGGCAACGGCAAAGAGGATGTGAAAGGAGATAACAACAATGAACAAGTCTAATTGTCGATGTCGAATTAACATAGATGAATCCCTGCAAGTAGTCAAGGTAAAGCGTAACGGTTTGCCGGACGCTTATTGCATACGAGACAAGACATTTGGCTATTGGATGTCGGAAAGCGATTTTGACAAGGATATTTGGACCACTAGAACAAAAAAGCCAGCCACGCAAGTCGATGGACAGAGTAATCCATCGGGTTATCACATACGTATAATCTTTGAATCACGTAACGAGGCTCGCAAGCACCTGAAAGCATTTATGGCATGGCGAGAGGGAAATCCCTGTCGCGTTCAACGAGTACAGATAGAGGTATTGAGTACGTTGCCATTATTTCCGGGGGGAACGAATATTGAGGACTTATGCAGAAGCTTTTCCATGAATCGACCGGAAATGTCCACAGTCCTCGACGAGCTTAAGCCTTTGGGTGTGTCAACTTACGAGACGGCGCTAGGAACTCGGGCTTATGTACGTTCGAGTGCCCAGCGGCATGTCAAGCAAATAACTGATGCATACTGGAATAAGGTTCGTGGAGAATGACAACTGACGACGTGGCTTCGGATCATAGCCGACGCGAGTGGGTGCAAGTCCTACCGGCCACATGTCCGCTCGGCGTGGAGCGGGAAAAGGACCATTATCCAGGTATCGTCCCCCGGGGCGCACGCCCGCCCCGGTAGAGGAGCGAACATGACCACCGGCCCGTACAACAGAGACCTGCAAGCCAAGGTTGGGGAGCCGTATGTCGAGCGTTGGGTCCGGCTGACGGCGAGCATTGATATACCAAAAGAATCAGGGAGCGATGCCGGGGCTAAGCGATGGGCGGATGACGAGTTGCACATTGTTTGTAAGAATCTCGGTTGGGATTGCGAGATAACCGATTCAAAGATTCTGGAGGATGAATGATGGAACTGTTGACCAACAGCCGAATGAGTAGCGCGAAAACGTGTCTGCGTAAACACTATTACGAATACGAGTTGTGTATTCAAAAGGACCGCGAATCGCAACCGTTACGGATTGGCTCTGCGGTACATGATGGACTTGACCTGCTGGCCACAGAAAACAGCATAGACGTTGTAGCCCATCATATTCGAGCCTTGTACGCGGTATTGCCCGCGTGGATTCAAACCGAAGATGATACTGACGATTGGTATACCGAATGTGAAACGGTCATAGGATTGTTGACCGGCTATCAATGGTACTATTCTGATAGCCAGGATATCCGAGTCATCGTGTCCGAACAAGAGTTTAATATTCCACTACGCAACCCAGACACCGGCGCGCCGTCAACAATATGGAGGCTGGCCGGAAAGATCGACAAGATTGTAGAATACAAGGGAATACCGGCCATCATGGAACACAAAACCACCGGTGAGGATTTGTCGCCGGATAGCGATTACTGGAAGCGGCTACTTATTGACCAGCAGATCAGCCTTTACATGATTGCGGCAAGAGAATTAGGTCATGCAGTCACTACTATTGTTTATGATGTAATTCGCAAGCCGCTGATTCGTCGGCTATCTATTCCGGTTATGGATAAGGACGGAAAGAAGATCGTTCTCGATAAAGACGGCCAACGGGTCTTGAATAAAAAGGGCGAGCCTTATCAGGCCGGTAACGCGGCAAACGGATGGACAATGCAATCAAGGTTGCAATCTCCTGACGAATACCGCGAGCGATTGATTGCCGACATTATGCAGCGGCCGGAATGGTATTTTGCACGCCAAGAAATTCCCCGACTCGACGCGGACATTCAAGAGTTTGCGGTTGAGCTATGGCAACAGCAGAAACAACTATCCGATTGCAAACGGATGGGGCGGTGGTTCAGAAATACGAACGCCTGCTTGCATCCGTATCGTTGTGAATTTTTCGAGATATGTTCAAACGGAATCGATCCATCGGTGACGTTACCCGATGGCTACATTCAAAAAGCATGTAAACACCCCGAACTAAAAGGAGAGCAAGCATGAGCCCGCCAACCAGGCCGTCACCACGGCCACCGAGTAACAGTAACCCGATGCCCGAAGCGGTGGAAGTCGCCTCGCCAGCATTAGGTAAGTTGAAAACTAAACCCAAGCCGCCGCGTATTATCCTAAACGCGGTCGAAGGATGGGGCAAAACCTCATGCGGATCGTATACGCCGAACCCGGCAATTATCATGGCGGCCGGGGAAACAGGCTACGAAACCCTGCTCCATGCCGGGCGAGTACCAGACGTTTCGGCGGCTTACGTTTCAAACTGGGGCGAGTTGCTCGCTTTGTTAAAGAGCATCGAAGATGGAGGGAGCGTAGGAACCATAGTCATCGATGCCCTTGGCGGAATCGAGCGAATGTGTCACGAGGCCGTTTGTAACCGAGACTTCGCGGGCGACTGGGGCGAAAAGGGGTTTCTTTCGTTCCATAAAGGATACGATCTTTCAATCCGCGATTGGCTCATATTCATTGCGGCGCTGGACCGCTTACATGCGCGTGGTTGCGGAATCTTGCTACTAAGCCACTGCAAGATCAAGCAATTCAAAAATCCTGTCGGTCCTGACTATGATCGGTACGTTGCCGATGTGCATGACAAAACGTGGTCGGTTACTTCCAAATGGGCCGACGCGGTTTTGTTCGGCACGTTTTATACGGTAGTCGAGGGCGGTTCTACAGGAGCCAAGCCGAGAAAAGGAAAAGGTATCGGCGGCTCGGAACGGGTTTTATATACCGAACGCCGAGACGCCTTCGATGCTAAGAACCGATTTGGTATGCCGGAGATTATTGACATCCCGGCCGATCCTACTCAGATATGGTCAACGATTTCCCAGCACTTAAAAGGAGTGTCATTATGAACCCAGGACGATACTTTGCATGGCCGAAGGAAATAGTCATCACGGAATCGAAAAGCGGAACGCCTGCCGCCGTGATTACCATAGAGGTAAAACATATAGCCCAAGCCGGAGAATGGCAAAACTTGGACAAACCGGTTGAACGTCGTATGTACTTGTCGTTTCACGAAAATTCCCGGAAATACACTGATGAAAAACTTAACCAACTTGGATTCAATTGGGATTTTCTTCATCATCCGGCCTTGAGTGCTGATATCATGGATTCGGGAATCGAGGTTGAAATGGAAACCGAAATGTACGAGGGCAAGGTACGCGAACGCTGGAACTTAGCTGGCGGTGGCCCTCCACCTATCGAACCCGCCCGGCCGGATGTACTTCGGCGATTGGCGGCCTATTATCGGGACCGTGGTGGAAAGGTATCCGCTCCGGCCACAACCCCAGCCCCGGCACGTCCGGCAACTCCGCCGCGTGACGACGATCAATTTCCACCGATTGAAGAACCGCCGACGAAGGGTGCGGCGGATGGAGAGTTTTAACCTTTACCCCCCCGCCCCGGCTCATACACCGGTTGGCGCGGGCTCGCCGGGGCGGGGTCTTTTGGGCAGGGAGGATGACGTGGGCGACGACTTCGCTTACCAGATCGCCGAATGGCTAGAGCGATATGAAGTCAATTATCGCGGCCATGAAGCCAAGCCGGGCGACGATTTGCAGGTCGGCCCGTTGCGATTCATCCGATTAAAAGTCCACGGCCACCGCCAAGGCGCCGGGTTCCGCCAGATGAGAAAGCGGGCTGGGAAAAGAGCTTACGAGACGTTCGGCATGTTTTGTAAATTTCTGGAAATTGCCGGCAACCAATCGCGGGACAACCGGGGTTATTTATTGAACGAGCGAGACCAGCCGGCAACCGTGGAGGATTTGGCATTCATTCTCGACACCGAACAGAGCCGCGT